GGCAGCCACATGGTTTGTTGATTGCTTTTGATACTGTATCAACTGCCTTTTTTATTCCCAGGGGTTTGGTCACATATTTCTCAATGTCATCTCCTAGTCCTTTACTCTTCATAGTAGTGGTCTTTTAGTTTCTCATTTATCTTCACTTTGCATCTTTTAACTGTTCTGTATATTGTAGAGACAGAGAGCTTTGTTGCTTGACTCATGTTGTTTGTGTGATTTTTAAACTCGTATCTGTAGAGATTAAAAACTGTTTTGTCAAACCAATAGAAGCTGTCAACATAGTCATCAATCATTTTGTCAATGTCTTTTTCAGTTTCCAGGATTACTTCTGGTTGCTCCTCAAAGTTCTGACTTGCATGTCTTTTTAGATAGCCTATGTTGTCATCCAGGGAGATGTATTTGTTCTTTTTTCTGATTAGATCTATGTACATGTTTTTGACTGTCTTATATAGTTTAAACGTGCCAGAGTCAGAGATTCGGTCTAGAAATTTGTTGATCATTCCAGGATTGTTCTCAGCCTTTTCAAGTTCAGCATACATTTTCAAGAAGAGATCCTGTGTGATGTCCTCATGGTACTGCCCTTTGAGCTTGAAGTATTTCACATCAATGTCATAGACAAAATCTTTGATCCTGTCATAGCGTTTTGCAATATATTCTAGAGCTTCTTTTTTTGTCATTTGTTTAGAGCTTTGTATTTCTCAATGATCTCTACCAACTCAAATCTGTCCCACTTGTAGCTTTGCTTTTTTGAAAGTTCTACTGTCTGCTCCAGATCATAGACTCTGTCCATGCCTATCTTGTCAATCAGATTGATTCTGTAGTTTAGAAGATCCCCAGATTTGTAGTAGTTGCAGGAAAGGCACTGTCCATGCACATTGTCCTCATTGAATCTGAGCTGTGGATGTTTGCCTGCTGAATAGAAGTGACCAGCCTGGAGCTTTGTTTTTTTGTCACAGGAGATGCAAGGCTTTCCCTGGTCTCTGTTTCTGATGTAGAGGTGAAAGTGTCTGACAGCTATCTTAATGAGCTGTGCAACTGTTTTATTTCTGTATATATTTTTAGCCATGATCAAATGGCTATCTGGACACTATAAAGCTACAATCTTCTAAAGCACATCAAGTCTAGAATGATTCAACAATTTCGATAGGTTATAAACAAAAACTCCCCACATATAGCAGGGAGTCAAAAAAAACAAATTAAGATGAAAAAAAGTTAGCGTTTTTTTGCTTGTCCCATTTCCCATGTCCCTAAGGTTTTGGGATTTGGGACAAACTTTTTAGGCACGCTTCAGCCTATGCTACAGAAAGCTTTGTTTGAATGTTTTTCTGTGCTTCTTGATAGTGCTTCTGAAAAGCCTTCAGATAGTTTGAAACTGTAGGCTCTGACTTATTAATGATCTTGGCAATAGTTTTCTGCTTTTTGCTTTGCATCTTTAGTTCTACTATTTCTCGCATGATCTTAGTGTTTAGCCTGGTGTGCTTTCCTATCCTTTCATAAATGAGTTCAAATCTCTCATTCTTTTTTTCTTTGATAGGTTTCTCTGTTTTTACTTCAGAGACATTTGCTTCCAGGTGTTTCTGGAAAATTGGTGTGAGTGCCTGGATGATTTCGGTCACCAGGTCTTGAGTTGTGTTTGTCATGTTCTTGTTTTTAAAAATTAAAATGGTAAGTCATTTTTAGTCTCCTTCTCTGGAGTGTCTAGTATTGGAAAAGGTGTCAGCTCCTGGTCAGCACTGTTTTTTGTTGCTTTCTCTATTGCATATCCTTTGATTCCATTGAAAGCTCTGTCAGCTCCTTCTTTGTCTGTCCATTTTCTGCCAGATAGATAGGCAACTACTTTGACCTCATCTCCATCTGCTATGTTTGCTTCCTGGAGTGTTTTGATTCCTTTATCATTCCATTCAATTTTGAAGAAATCAGAGTAGTTCTCTTTTTCTAGATCTGGAATGTGCAGGATCATGTCCTGGTTTGTGTAGTTGTTTCTTGTTGTTGGCTCGCCTTTTTGATAGACAATGCCATTGAGTTCTAGTTTTATGCTCATTTTTAGTATTTAGTTGATTTACGTTCTGTAGAGACCTCAGCTAGTCCCTGCTTTGTTTCTATGTTGCTGCTGATTGATCTATTCATTCCCACCTCACATCTCTGATCAAAATAGGTGCGAAATATTTTCATGATCTTATCTATGCCTAGTGATTCATAGAATGACCCATGTTCTCCTTTGATGATTTGATTGAACAACAAGCTCAGATCTGAGAATTTTAGTGATCCATAATCTCTAAGGATCATGCTGCTTGCAATCTCAATTTGCAGACTTGTCATTGGTCTTTTTAGATCCAGGAGCTGATTCAAATGAATGAGCCATCCTATTAAAATTGCCTCAATAGTGTTTTCGTCTGATTCTCTTTTGACTGAGTTTAGAGTTCCTGTTGTTTTGTCATCAATTGCATCTTCAATTGTTTTGATTGAATTCGGCAGTGATAGCATAAGTTTATGAGGATTGTATTTTTTCAAAAGCTTTCCTTTGGAGGCTTGAGTAGTTAGTTTTTGAGTCATTGTTTTTGGTTTTTATGATTATTTCATCCTCCCAGCTTTTGTTGTTTAAAAAAGTCTGAGGGTTTTTTCTATAGGCTTTCTCTGGAGTTGCTTCTAGGTATGCAGGCAAATAGTCAATGATCTGCTCTTTTGTTTTCTGTGATAGAGCATTCCATCTTTTTTCTATTTTGTCCTTTGATCCTACCTTTTTGTCATAGAGATTCCAGAAATCAGAAAACGCTGGATATATTTCAATTACAATATCATCTACATTTTCATTTTCATTTTCATTTTCTAAAGGCATTGCCATGGCATTGCCATCGTATAGAGTCTGTTTAGTAGATGATTTGTCTTTGTTCCAGCGTTTTAGGGCGTTCTGTCGCTGTTTAATAGAATGAGCAGCTCTCTTCTCTCTCTCCTGCTCAACTCTTTCATTGTAGTAAAGACCATTTTCATCTATGCGAAACTTTGCCAGCACATCTGCAGTGGGAATGCCATGGCATTGCAATTGCATGACCTTCTTTGTCAAATGCCCTTTCTGGTGCTGTAAACAAAGCAGAGTGATGAATTGTCCTCTCTCCTCCATTGTAAGGTCAGAGACTCCTGTGAGAAAGTCTGAGCTGTAAAACAGAAAAGCTGGGTCTTTACTCATCTGTCAAAATCAGTTTTGATGTTTGTTGATCTATTAGCTTGATGATCTCATCCTTTGTGATAGAGACTGTTTGGTTTCCTTCTAGGATGTCAACTGCAACTGCATAGACTCTGGCTCTATCTTTTTCTGAGATCCTTTCTATGAGTTCAATCAAGGCTTTTTTGATCACTTGCGTCTCTTCTTTTGCATCAATCACTAGGAATCTCCCTATAAAAAAATCAGCTTTTTCTCTGAAGTCTTTGTCTGTTGAGTAGAGATTGTCATATTTTCTACAAGCGTGTAGGACAGAGGCATGGTCTCTGTTTATGTATTCGCCAATAAAAGACAAAGAGAGTCTCAAGTGCCAATGGGCAAACTTGCAAAAGATTTTTTGTAGATCCTGCTGGTGTCTTTTTCTTGATTTGATTCTGATGTCAACTCCTGTCTCATCTAGAATTGTGTTGACATAATCACTCAAAATGTAGTTCTGCGTTCCTTTTTTTATTGGGTGTTTTGGTTTATATTGATTCATAATTTACTTTTTTGTAAAGCTCTGGGAGGCTGAGATATAGTCCAGATAGCTTGCCTCCCTTATGCCTTAGTCAATACTATTGAAGTTTTATTGTGTTTCCATTTAGGGAGTGGAAGCTCCTCTCCATTGTCATCAACAAATTTGTGACCTTCTAGAGTTACAGTTGCTCCAGATTCAACTCCCTGGAGTGCTTTTTTATACTTTTCTTTTATATTGTTTAAATGCTCCTGCATAGTCATGACCTCTTCACAGTCTGAGTAGTCAACTGTCTTTGATCCTTCTCTCCTGGTGATCTTATAATCTCCCCAGATGTAGTGGTCAGTACCTACAAGATCATCTAGTGCCATCTCTTCAAGCTCAGAGAGTGTCTGTGTAAATAGCTTTTGAAGTTGTTTGATCTGTAGTACTGCAAAAGGAGCAGGAAGGTTTCCCTGTGTCACTTGTCTGACTACATCATCCAGGAACATCTTTGCTGTTCTCTTTCTTATTATTAGCTCTTTTTCTTTGCTGTTAACCTCTGATGCGAGTTCTATTTTTTCTGTCATTTTTATTGTTTTTTTGATTCTAAAATGGCAAGCATTTCAGCGTTTTCTTTCTTGTCTTTTTCTATTTGTTCAATTATGATCCAATAGAGTGCATTCCATTTGTCTCTGAGATGTTCAACAATCTCATCATTCTCTCTTTTGATTTTTTTTGTCATTTGTGTTTTAGTTTTGGTGATACAATTCTGCTTCTTTGAGACAGTATCTGCACAGTGGTGTGTTCTGGAAAAGCTCATGAGCTTGCCTGCCACAATTTCTGCAACTCTCATCTCTGTCTATGTAGTACCTGTGATCTATCATGCTGCAGTCTTTGGTGCATTCCAGAGTTCTGACAGTTGTTTCATTTGATCTGCTGAAAAGCCTACATTTCTTTTGTACAGCTTCTCTTCAAACTCTATGAAAGTGTACTTTGATCTATAGTCATCAAGGTGCTGAAGGATTAGATTGAAATTTTTGTCTATCTCCTCAGAGCTTGTTTTTGCTTTTTGCATCTCATCACCAGAAGCAGTTGAGCTGCTGTCCTTTCCTGTTATGATTCCTATTCCTGCAGAAGCGAGTGCTTTGCCAACTGCTGATGTGTAGCAATTCTCTAGAGCAGATGTTTTGTTGATCATGCCCTGTCCTATAGTCTCCTGTGCTGTTCCTTCATAGACATTGTAGAACTCCTGGTCTTTACTCCATTTGATTTCTATAGCTACATGAGTCAGCCATGTTTTTATGTCTGCAAAGTATTTGACCTCTTTGATTTTTACATTGTAGTCAAAATTTTCTGCACAATGGATCAATCTTTGATCGACCATGACATAAGCTTTGCCATGGATTGAAACTGTTTTGAGTTGTTTTAGTCTTTCCATATTTATTTATTTAAGTATTCATCTGCAGCCTGTTGTGTGACAAGCCTTCTTTTTCCTCTGTGTACTACCTTGAGCCTTCCTCTTTCAATATCATCCTCTACTGTCTTTCTAGAAAGTCCTGCAATTTCTGTGACCTCTTTTATGTTTAAAAAGTTTGTAGGTCTCACTGCTGGTGTTTGCACAATGATATTGTTGAGTCTATTTATCTCAGCAATACATTTGTCAAACTTTGCTTCTAAAGCTTCTAGTTGAATTTTGTTTTCTGCTATTTCTTTTTCTGTCATTGTTAAGCTTTTAAAAGGTGAGCAATTTGATTTTTGTACTCAACATGTTGAGCTGGTGTGAAAGCAAGATCTTTTCCTGTTTGATCCTCAAGTGAGATCACTAGAAAAAGCTGCTCAGTAGTGCACTGGATTTGATTGTGCTGTTCCATACTGCCAGAAATTATAAGTGACATTCCATTGCTTAGTGTGATCCTTTGACACTTGTACTCAATTCTCACTGTGTTTTTGTCAACTAGGACCTCACTCTTGATTGTCAATTTGTTAGTTTCTTTTAAAGCTTTTAGTGCTTCCTGGTGCTGTTTTCTTGTCATTTTTTACTAATTTTAGGACAAAGGCTGCATCGGAATTGACATAGTCTGGTGCATACTTTGTTGTTATTGAATACAATTTTAGTACAAATATCTGATTTAAACTAATTTTTTACTAATAAATGACAATTTTTATCAATTTATGACAAACAAATCACATGGAAGAAAAATCACCACAATCAAAGAGACTGCAGGAATTTGTTGACCTCACAGGCTATTCAGTCAATGAGTTTGCGAAGCAGTGTAAAATTCCCAGCACCAGAACTTTAACAAGGATTTTGACAGATGGAGGCAAGCCTAGCTCAAAGATTTTAGACAAAATCATCAAAAGATTCCCACAGCTCAATCATGATTGGGTTGTCTTAGGATATGGAGAGATGATAGTCAAAGGCTTTGAAAACAGAGAGGTCACAGCAGACAGTCTCCAAAAATCAACTCAAGCGAGCTTTGGAACTATACAGCAGAGCATGGCTGATCATGATTTTTCACTTAATGAGCTTGCCAAGGCTGTCAGAGATGCAATAACCAGGACAGACACAATGTCTCAGTTTGTAGTTGAGGCAGCAAAAAACACACTAGAAAAACAAGAGCTGATGGCTGATTTGTTTTTTGAAAAGGTTGACAATAAGATTCAAGAAGTTGATCAGCATGTTGCAAACCTTTTTCATTTGCTGAATCAAAGAGAGCGAGAGCAAGAAGATAAAGAGGACAAACGAATTGAAAAACTAGACGTTCAAAGAAGAGAACTCATAGAAAATAAAATGCAAGTTTTGTTTGAACAATTTGACAGGCTGGCTGAAAGATCAGAACAAACATCAGAGGCAATCATCAAAAGTTTGAGAGAAAATACTGCCAAAGCCATTGAAGAGCTGTCAAACAACTCAAACAAAAACACAAAAGATGCAATGGACTATCTAGGAATTCTTAGCAAAACAAAAAAACCCTAGTCCCAGGCTTTGATGATAGCCTCTGAAAGCCTGTCCTTGTCTACTCTGATGTAGTTTTCCAGCGTTTTAAGAGACTTTATTCCTGTGACTTTCATGATCAGAGAGTGACTAACTCCTTTTTGCTCAGAAAGCGTGATGAATGTCCTCCTGGCTGTATGACTTGCAATGAGTTTAAATCTAGGAATCTCATCAGTGTCCTTTCTGTTTCCATAAAATCTGTCTCTGGTGACTATCTCTGTGAATCCTGCAATACTACAGATCTCATGGATGTGGTCATTGAACTTTTGTCCAGATATTGTCTTTAGTTTCCAATCGTATTTGTCAAGCAAAGCTCTGAGCTTCCTGGTCAGTGGAATGTAGGAAAACTGTCCTGTCTTTTTTGCTCTGATTTCTATGTTGTTTCCCACAATGAACTTTTTATCAAAACGCTTGTAGTCTGAGAATCTTTGTCCAGAATAGCAACCGATCAAAAAGAGGTCTCTGTAGTAATCTTTGACAGGATCAAGCTCCAGGGTCTCCAGGATCTCTAGGTCAGATAGAGAAAGTGAAATGTGTGAAGTTTCCCTTTTTTTGATTTTCACATCCTTGAAAGCAGAGTTGACAGCATATCCATTTTTGACACACCAATTCAGAAAAGACTTGAAAAAGCCTAGCTTCCTTCTCAGTGTATTGTCAGAGATGTTTTTCTCTTTTCTAAAGTATGCAATCAGATCATTGAAAAAAGCACTGTCAAAATCAGACAAATAGAAAACTTTGTTTTTCTTTTTCTGGATCTGCATGATTGCTGTGTGCAGCCTAGTGTATTTTTGCCAGGAAACCTTTTTCACAGACTCACTGTCTTTTTTTTGCTGGATGTAGATCTGGAAGTAGTCAGAGTAGGTAAGCCTCTTAGTGACTTGGGCAAGCTGAAAATGCTCATCAAACTTTTTTTTGACTATCTCTTTTGTCAGACTTTCCTTGTAGTACCTTTTAAGATCATCAAAGACTTTCTGGTATTCATTCAGCTCATGTGTGATTTTTCTATTTGCCTCTCCTATGTCTCCTCTTCTAGCTTTTGGTCTTTGATTTTTTAAGTCCCACTCAGATCTGTCAACTTTGATCTTTGTAGAATACCTATGTCTGTTTCCAGAGATCCAAAAATGAAAGAGGATAAAACCTTGATGCAAATAAAAACTCATAGAGACACTTTTAGAGACAGTCTAAAACTACAAAATCCTGGTAAATAGTGTCAAATATTACCAGGAAAAGACAAAAATGCTAGTTTTTACTAGTGTTTACCACTATTTACTAAGTACGTTCAAGTCCCTGTCTCTCCGCAATATTCTTTGTAAACCCCTGCATTTAGTGGGGGTTTGTTTTTTTAGAGACACATTTAGAGACACTAGAGCTAAAAGTTAGCCTCTAGATCTAGAGCTTCATCATGCAGTTAATTGCAGTCTCACCACCCAGGATCACACCACATCCAATTGCTTGCTTTTTGAAATGTTTTGCATAGGCTGCTGCATAGGCAGTAGAATCTAAACCACACCCAACTTGCATGCCAAAGACTCTAAAGTTTCTACCTACAAGCCACTCAGTATAGGCTTGAGTGTGTATGTGTCCCTGGACAGTTGACATCATGTCATTTTTTGCCTTTGTTCTAGCTGTGCCTCCCTCTCCATGAATGTATTGTACGTTATCATGTACAATACGCTCAACCCAATTCCAATTTGTTCCCAGGACATCATTGTAGGATCTGATCCAGATCTTTGGGATAGCAGAGTCAAAAGCTCTTCTCATGATCATCCTGTCATGGTTACCTATGCACACATCTGCAACAGGGAACTCATCAGACCATTTCTTTACAGCTTGAATGGCAAACTGCAGCTCATCACCTCCTCCAAGTCCATCTGGATCTGTAGTGTGAAAACTAGAATAGTGATTGTCAATGATGTCACCAATAAAGACAACCTGGTTGCAGTCATATTTCTTGTAGATCTCTTTGCAAAAGTCAAAATAACCATCTAGTTCAAAAGGAGCATGTAGATCACCAATTGCTAAGATCCTTCTCTCTGATGATTTGTTTTGTGGTTGTTTCTCTGTGTTTATGTTTTGCCAAAAATTAGTATTCATCCTTCTCTGTTTTGTTCATGATGTTTGTCTTTTGCTTGCTACCAGCAGAAGATCCAAAGTAGTATCCGATCACTTGAGTAAAAGCTGCAACAACAGCTCCAAATCCCATATCAAACAATCTTTGTGATTCCTTTGGTATTTCCCAGAGTCCAATTGCTCCAAAAACAACTGCAACAAATGACAATGTGATTCCCCAGCCTACAGTCTTGAATAGAATGTCACTAGATCCAGAGGCAATTGCTTGCATTTCTCTCTGTCTAGCAGAAGCTCTGTCTGCAACCTCAGCTTCATAGGCTTCCAGGACAAGCTCCTGTGCTTTGATTTTGTCCTCTGCAGGAGCATCAGATCCTTTAATGGATGCAATCACATCCTCAACTCCCATGTTGCCATTGATAAGGCTTCCTAAAGTTGGATTGATGAGTCCCACTGATGCCTTGATCAGCTTTCCTACAGTAGTTTGACCGAATTTCTTTTTTTGTTTTGACATCATTTAAGATTTGCTATGTGACTCCAGGAGGTCTTTTGTTTTTGCTTTCATGAAACCTCTCTCAAACTCATTCTGCTTTTCAATCTTCAAAATCCTTTCCTCTAGTTTGTCAATCACTATGATTTTTTTGTCTAGTCTTTCATGTACAAGAGTCAGCTCATTTTTTAAAGCTGTGAACTCTGAGAAGATTCCCCCTGCTGTAAACACAGCAACCAAAAAAGACAGCACAATTGACAGATTGTTTTTGATAAAAGTGTCTGGCATCATTTCTTTTTTGCTGGAATGTTTCTCCCTTGTTTTTTTGCTCTGGTGCAGTGGCTGATTTTGCCTTTTCTATTCAGTGACTTTCCCATTTCAATGTGCAGCCAACTGTATTAGTTTGGATAAAGGAAAAGGACTCCTGGAGATTTGTCTGGATCTGAGTCAACATGAATGAATCCTCCTTTTGCTGAGATTCCGATTCTAGTAAATCCAGCCTCAATGAGAGCCTGTGTGATTTGAAATCTAGCAGTAGATGTTGTTGCAGCAATGTCTGCTGCATATCCATACATGTGAGAGCTTCCTTTGCTACTGTGTGACTTTTGTCTGCCTCCCACTCTAGCATTGTGAGCTTCACATCTATAGCCAGATGTGATGATAAATGGAGTTTTTCCTCTGACAACTGCCCTTGCATAGTCAAGCCTTTCAAGAAAATCAGCATCCATGTTGACTTTGCCAGAAGTTCCTGTGCTTTGACAAGAGCTGCATTTGCAATCAAATTCTGAAAATTTAAAGTGATTCATTTTTTTGTTGTTTGATAAAACCAGGAAACAAGCAAAATCTCAACAAGCCTGCATGCTATGTAAAAAGCAATGTGATCCATTTTATTTGCTCAAGTGTGTTCCATCACATAGTCCATCTGGATGCTGTGTGTTTCCACACTGACATAGTTTTGGTTGTCTCATGATTTTTTTGTTTTTCTAGTCACTTTCTTTTTGACTTTTTTTGCTGCTTCTTTGACATCTTCTTTGACATCTTCAAAAGCTTCCTCTACTTTGTCTGGAATGCCATCATTGTCTTTGTCTGAAAAAACACCATTGTAAGTCAGAACACCTACAATGACTGCTGAGATCACTATCATACTTGCAATAATTACTATCATTTTTATGGGTTTTTATTAGATTGTTTTTTCATTGTTGCTCTAGCTAAGTGTCTATCATCATGTGAGAGAGCAGCTTGTAGCACAATTTTGTCCATGATTTCATCCTGATTTTTGAGCATTTCTTTTTGTAGATCTATGACCATTCCTTCAAGCCTGTCTTTTGCATCTACTAGCATTGCAATCTGCTGATTTTTTTTGTCAATCTCTGTTTTAAGTGAGTTGATGTCATCTGGCTTAGTTCCAATGATCGAGCTTATGATCAGAGGAATTGATGCTGAGATGGATCCAATGAGCATGAGGACAGTCTCCTTGTTTGAATCTAAGACAGGAAATTGCAACAATGTCACAATGATTCCCACAACAAAAAAGAAAATGAAAAGACTTCCTACATAGTGTCTTATCTCTTTTGCAACTCCATTTTTTGGCATATTCATTTTATCTTTTTACTGATTGATATTATTGTATATCCTATTGCCAACAGAAGTGAAATTGTCTGAAGATAAGGATTAATCTCTGTTATTGATATTGCTAATGCTATTGCGTTGAATCCGTATATCTTCAAATTTTCCATTGTTTATGCTATTGCTAAATAGATGTAGACATCATTACCTGTATTAACGTTTCCACCCGTTCCGACTACAGTAAATCCGTTAGCATCAAAGTTTATCTGCTCGCCTGTTCCTGAATCTCCTGCTGCACTTGAATTAGCTCTTAAATGTGTTGTGGATGGGTTTGTAGTCGTTGGTGGCTTACTGTGTATTATCCAATTTCCACCTTGAGTAGAATCCTTTATCATCACAAATCTAGGAGAAAACCCTGTTGTGACTGCATTACCTGTTAAACCTGTCCCTGTATAACTCCCCACCTTCTGATAAGAATCCACACTGTGGAAGCAGTAGGCGATGTGAGCTCCACCAAGTTGATTTTGTAAAGTGAATACACTATCTGTAGGAGTTGTAGAACCCCACACTCCTGTAGATGTAACGTTTGCTGCAGAAGTATTTAAAGATATTCTAACTGTATTACCTAAATCTTTATGATAAACGTACCAATCATCAGCAGAAACAGTTCTTTTTAAAATAATCATTTCAGGCGCAGAACTTAATCCGTGTCCGTATGTTCTTGTATTTGTATCAGTTTTAGATAGAGAAACTATACTAAATCCTGCATCTTGATTAGCAGATACTGATGTTGTATCACTTCCATCTGTGTTTGATACTGCACTTCCTCCTGCTTTCCAACACCAAGCGACGTAGTCGTGGTTAAGTATATTATTGTTTCCAGTTGTTATAACAAAACCATCAGTTGTAGGACGTATATAATCTGATGTAGCTTGTGCAAGTGTTAGGTTTGGATATAAAAGATACCCTCCACCTCTTACTGTATCACCTAATCCGTGATTTTCTCCACTACTATCTCTATTTTTTACCCAACACATATCTGGGTCAAATCCTACACCTGTAAAAGTTGTTGCGGAAGATGAGCCAGTTCCTGTATATAAAAAGGGAGTAAAATGGTCAGTACCTGTAATACCTGCAGCACCCTGCATCTGTATCTTTTTCTTTCCTAAACTCATATTTGATAATCTAGTACTTGTGCTTTTGTTGTTTTTGCATTTATTTCACTTTCTTTAGTAGCACACTCTGTTCTTAAATTACTTCTTTCTGTAGCTATATCACTTGGTACTGCTGTACCACCTTCTGCTGCTCTTACTACATACCAATCTGTTTTTGCAAGTTCAATATTGTATAAGTGTTTTAGATTAGCAATTTTTCGCTCTTTTAACTCTGCTACTGTTTGAGAATAAGTTTTATTATTTACAGGATAAGTAAATCTACTATTATCTGCATCCCATTCTATATCTCCATATTCTTGGGATTGTTTTAGAAAAGGCTTTTCTACGTCATAAAACCCTAATGCTTCTAAATCAGAATCACTTGCATATTGTAAACCTATTTTACCTCCCCAAGATTTAGGTACAGAAGAAAAGGTTTTTATTGTTCCGTTATCATTTATTGCTTTCATATTCTTATGGTGTTGTATCAGAGGTATAAGTTAAAATCGAGTAGTTAAAAACAGCAGTTGCATCATCATCTATACATTCTACTATTAAAACATTTGTAGATGCTCCATCATAATCATTACCACCTACTTTATTAAATGTTTCACTTGTTGCAGCATCAGAATCTAAAGTAATAGTTTGTGAACCTGTTAGATTATGAATAGTTAATACTTGCCCTGTTTTAAAGTTTGTAAAGTCAAATTCTATTGCACCTGTTAAACTGCTACCCATTACAAAATTAGTAGCTGTTGACCAATCTACAGAAACTGCTCCTGTGTAAGTTGTAATACTGCCTTTAGTAGTATATCTTGCTTCTAATTTATCGTGAGTAACAGCATCATTTGCCAGGTTTGATGTGCCTACTGATCCAGCAGCAGTTGATAGCTTACCAGCAAGAGATGTTGTCATAGTCCCTGCAAAGTCTGCATCATCATTTAATGAAGCAGCAAGCTCATTTAGCGTGTCTAAAGCTGCAGGAGCAGCATCTATTGCGTTTGCAACAGCAGTATCTGCATAGGCAGTTGTCGCTATTTTTGTGGAATTATCTCCAGCAGTCTGTGTTGTTGTAGTTGGATTCCCTCCTAAAGCAACATCATCTGCAATTCTAGCAGAAGTCACAAAGTCATCTGCATAGATTTCAGCAAAATTGTTTTTTGCTTTTGTCATAGCAGCTCTTAGATTGTCTCCATCTCCAGAATTTGCTGCTGTGCCTGTATTTATAACCTCTAAGCTCATAGAATTAAATTAAAAAGTTGTTTGATCTGCAGTGTATATTGTTTGATCTGCAGTGATTGTTGTTGAATCTGCTGAAAGGATTCCTCCATCTGCATTGAATGGATAAATTGAACCCCATCCACTTGCTGCATTTGTGTCTCCCCACCAGCTTGTTGTATATATCTGTCCATAACTCATAAAACCCAATCGATTTTGAATGATTCATAATTTGGACTCATGTCCTCATTGCTGTTTGAAAACCATTCTGGGAAGTTTGTAGAGGCATTGAATGCCATGTGATCTAGAAACCTCTCTGTGTAGCTCTCAGCTCTTTGTCTTTCTATTTGTACAAGATCCTTGATCTCTTCAGCAGAAGGCTCAGAAGCGTTCTCTGATGTATGTTTGAACACTCCTTTGTTTGAGATAGTGTAGGCTGCTGTCTTTAGAAACTCTGAAAGAGTCAAATGGATCAAAATTGGCTTCACAAAATTGTTGAGCAGATCCAGATAGGGATTTGATAGTGAGCTTCCAGCAATATCAGATGCTAGTTTGTTGTAGAGGTCAGTCCCTATGATCTCTCTGAGATATTGAGTCTGAGCCAGGTGCAAAGCAGGAACAAGCTTGTCACTATCTATAGAGGAGTCCAGGATGGGACTCTTTCTCACTATGTCATTTTTACTACAAAATAAAACTGTTGCCATTTATCTAGTTTTTTGCTCCTCTGTTTGGTCTATTATTTGGTGCAACTGAAACCTCTGCAGGCTCTTGATCTGCTGTAGGTGTCGGAATGCCTTCTTTTTGTATCTCTGTCTTGTAGATCAGAGACTTCTTTGCATTTGGGTTGTTTGGATCTATTTTGCCATCACTTAGTAAATAGGTCTTTCTTCTCCATGCGTGCTTGCAATATTTTCCTCCCACATAGAGGAAGAGATTATAGCTAGAAGCTCCTTTTGCATTGAATTTCTCATTGCCTCTGAACTCTCTATCTAGATCCTCTTTTCTGTAAACTCTAGCAGCTTTGACCATGAGTTTGCAGAACTCTCTGCTGTTTGGTTGCACTGATAGTGGATTGTATTGGTATCTAACCAGGTACTTTTTGCCACTCTCTGTCTCTCCATCAAGCTCACTTTTGACATCAGCTCTTCCTCTGGGAACAGATGCAAGTGAAAGCTGCTGATCTAGATCCTCCTCCTGGGAGTAGTCAACCTCTCTTTCATCTACTAGCTCATATCCTAGATCAAAGAGTGTTTTTTCATTGTCTCCTAGATCACTGATCTGATCAAACATGTGCTGATCATCAAAATCATGCCCATCACTACTGCAACAAATCTGACTTGACAACTGCTGTCCTGTTTCCTCTTCAACTTGCTCCTTTGTCACAGCATTGTCTGTATCTGTGAACTCTATTGGAGTCAGTGTCTGCACATAAAGATCCAAAGAGATGCCATTTACTCCTAGGATGTCATCAACTGCATCTATGATGTCATTTTGATAGGGTTTGATCACCAGATTTTCAAACAGATTGTGTGCATTCTGGATCTCTTCTGCATTGTTTCCAAGTGAGTTCCCTGTGTCTCTGATTCCTACTAGAAGAGGTGATGTGATTCTGTGTCCTATCATGAGCTTCCTGGAACACTCCTCAGAGATGTACTGATAGACTTCTGCAGAGTTTGGGGGGTTAATGTCCTCAATGGTTGTTTTGTTCTCTACAGAGTCGCTAAATGAGACAATCACTTTCTCTCCATGAACTCCTGTGAGCTTGTCTGTGATCTCTTGTTTGATTTTTCTCATGCCCTCCACTGATGGAGATCCATTTGCAAAAGAAACAAGCTTAGATCCAGAGAATGAGTTCTCAACTTCATTGACCAGGAACTCACTGATTGAGCATTCTAGCTTTCCGTAGTTTAGAGATCCAATGTAGTCTGGGACTGAATAGTAGTGCATAGATGGAATGTGCCTTCTAATGATATAGATTTCATTTTTTGCACCAGATCCAAACACAGGAATCCTGGTCAGATTGTCTCCATCTTTGTAGTCTTTCCATTTTGGATGATAATAGTAGG